GGCCAGAGCGTCTAAGTCCAAGTTGCAGATCGGTGAAGGCAATCTGGAGATTGGGCAGCGCCGGGAGGCTCTTTTTGACCTCTCGTAAACCCCTTTCCGATTAGGAGCTCTGCTATGTCTTCGACTAGCGCGCCTTTCGGCTTCCGTGCGTCCTACCACAACAGTGGGCAGATGCGCCCGAAAGCCTACACGATCGCTTCGACCTACGCGGCGAACATCTTTTCCGGTGACCCGGTAAAGCTGACCGACAACGGTGTGGTCCAACTTGGCACCAGCGATGGCACCCGCACGGGTACTGTCGATGGTATTTCTCTGCTCGGCATTTTTGCCGGCTGCCAGTACAATGATGCTTCTGGCAAGCCGACAATCAGCCCCTTCTGGCCATCTGGCGCTACCGGCACGGAAATCGTTGCCTGGGTGTATGATGACCCGGAAACGCTGTTTGACGTGCAGTACACCAATCCCTCGCCGGCAACGACGGTTCAGACCGCCGTTGGCGAAGAGTGCGATTGGACTGTTGCTTCGCCGGGTGGTTCCACCTCGACGGGTCTCAGCACCTGCCAGCTCACCGCTATTCAAGCAACCTCTGGTCAGTTCCAGATCACGGGCTTTGCCAATAGCATTTTCGATTCAATCACTGACGCTTATGTGCAAGTGACTGTTCGTATCAACGAACACCACTACAAAGCGGCCGTGAACTCGGTTTGATGGGAGGGTTTGATTCATGGCTACTCCAATGCGTAGTACCGACTTCCGGTCGGTAGTTGAACCCATCCTGAACGAAGTCTTTGACGGCGTTTATGATCAACGCGCTGACGAATGGAAGATGGTCTTCCGTGAGCAGAAGGGTATTCCCCGCAATTACCATGAAGAGCCCGTTCTTTATGGTTTTGGCGCGGCGCCTGAGCTGCCTGACGGTATGGCCGTGTCTTACCAGTCCGGTGGCGTGCTGTTCCTGCAGCGTTACCTCTACAAGGTCTACGGTCTGGCGTTCAGCCTGACTAAGGTGCTTGTGGAAGACGGCGATCATATTCGTATCGGTCAGACCTACGCGAAGCACCTCGCGCAGTCCCTGATCGAAACGAAGGAGACGCTGGGTGCCAACATCCTGAACCGCGCCTTCAATGCTGCCTATCCTGGCGGTGACGGCGTGGCCCTGGTGTCTCTCAGCCATCCGATCGTCAACGGCACGTTCAGCAACCAGCTGACGACTGCTGCGGCGCTGTCGCAGACTTCTCTTGAGCAGCTTCTCATTCAGGTCCGCAATGCTGTTGACAACAACGGCAAGCGCATCCGTTTGACGCCCAAGAAGATCGTGACTGGCCCGAGCAACGTCTTCCAAGCGGAAGTGCTGCTCAAGTCGGTTTTGCGGACTGGCACGGCTGACAACGACATCAACCCGGTGAAGTCGATGGGCTTGCTGTCCGACGGGCAGGCAAACCTCTCGCGTATCACCTCCACTACTGCTTGGTGGATTGAGACTGACGCCCCGGAAGGGCTGAAGTTGATGATGCGTCGTGGCCTTGAGAAGTCCATGGAAGGCGACTTTGAAACCGACAGCATGCGCTACAAGGCCACCGAGCGTTATACGTTCGGCTGGACTGACCCGCGCGGCGTGTACGGCACGGCTGGCGTGTAGTCCTTTACGGGGGCCAGTCCAAAGTGGGAAAGGGGGCTGTTGCCCCCTTTTCTTTATCTGTGTTATGGCTTCAACAACATCAAAGGATGCTGTTTGTGCCATACAAAATAGAAGTTATGGGGATTTACAAGATTGTAAATAAAGCAACCGGGCAATGTTATGTTGGGCAATCCCAAAGAGTCAAAAAACGACTGAAAGAGCATTTCAGGCTTTTGCGATGGAACAAGCATACTAATCAAAAACTTCAAAATGCTTACAACAAATATGGTGCTGAAAATTTTTATGGCTCAATAGAAGTTGAGTGCCAAAATTTTGCTGATTTAGATCACCTTGAGAATGCATTTTTGACTGGAAATGCATGGTTTGAGGAAAAAACAGTTTACAATATTGCTGATTTTGCGAAGGCCCCCATGAGAGGGAAAAACCACAGCGAAGAAATAAAAGAGCGCATCCGGCTTGGCCGCAGGGCATCAACCTTTGACTTTAAAAGCGAAGAATACAGAAAAACTCTGTCTGATGCACAAATGGCGCGCCATCACTCGGACCCGAAATTTGTTGCCAAGCTAAAGTTTATCGTGGAGAATCATGACTTATCCTATGCGGAGCGGGCAAAACGTTTAGGTGCTGATACTAGTGCTGTCCGACGGCTTGCTCTTAAATATCAACATCTAAAAGGAGTTCTGTGATGGCTCAAACTCGCTTTTCCGGCCCTGTTAAGTCAGACAACGGTTTTCTCGGTGACATCACCGGCAACATCACCGGCAACGTGACGGGCAATGTCACGGGCAATGTCACGGGCAATGTCACGGGCAATGTCACGGGCGACATCTTCGCGACTAATCAGGCTTTGTCTGGTGCGGGCGCGGTCAATCTCACTGACATGCTCACCTCGCTGACCACCACGGGTGCGGCCCAAGCGTTGACGCTGGCCAATGGCACTGCGAATCAAATTAAGATCATCAGCCATGTGGTTGATGGCGGTTCGGCCGTTCTTACGCCGACCACAAAGATTGGCTTCACGACAATCACCTTCACCAACGTGGGTGATTCTGCCACTCTGATTTATACAGTTTCCGGCTGGGCCATCACTGGCATCAGTGGCGCGGTTGCGGCTTAGTAGGATCTGAACCATGGCTGACGCCGTCACCTCTCAGACAATCTTGGACGGTGAACGGTTGTTCATCGCCAAGTTCACGAACATCTCTGATGGCACTGGCGAGACTGGTGTCATCAAGATTGACGTCTCGGCACTGAACCCGAATGTTTTTGGTTTGGCCTGTAATGGGGTCAAGATCAACAAGATTTGGGCGACCACGCATGGCATGGAGGTGCGTATTCTCTTTGACGCCACCGCCGATGCTTTTGCTTGGATGATCCCCCAGAACACGAATTATCTGATGGATTTTTCAATGTTCGGGGGGATTCCAAGCAATGCCGGCGCAGGCGTTACCGGGGATGTGCTCTTTACCACACTGGATGCTTCCAATGGCGATATGTATTCAATCGTCATGGAGTGCATTAAAACCTACGCCAGTGCCTGAGGGTGCGAGGTATGGAATTGATGCTGTGGAATGCTGCGCTTTCCCTTTTGGTGGTCATCATTGGGTATGTTCTAAAAGAAAAGGCAGCCGATCTTTCTCGGCTGTCGCTTCTACTTAACAAGACCCGTGAAGAGATTGCCAGGGAATATGTGACCAAGGCCGAGGCTCATGCGGATATAAATCGCGTCATGACCCGGCTTGAGGTATTAGATGCGAAACTTGATCGGCTGATCGAAAGCAACCGCGTGAGAGGGATTTAACATGGGCAAGACGCTTAAATACGTTTCGGAGTTCAGCTTCCCCGCTGACAAGGGGTATTCTGGATCTGCCGGCCAGCAGACGGTCAAGGGCTATGCCCGCGGCGGTTCTTGCGCGACGCCTATGAAGAAGGCTGAAGGGGGTATGATTGAACGTGAAAGCGTTCGTTTTATTCCACTGTCAGATTCGGCAAAATTCTCAAAAGCTATTGGCCGTGGGTCTTTGCCTTCTATGATCCGTGGCGTTGCCCGCGATATGGCCTTGTCTGACTTTGAAGAAGAGGGGCGGCGGGCTTTGGATGAAGCTAGGGCAGCCAGGGCTTCACAGCTGACAGGGGAGCGCGCGCCGCCTCGGGCTCGCTCCCAAGGGCTTCGCTCTCCTCTTGCTGAAATGGCCAGAGAAGAGGCTATGGAGGGCTACAAGAAGGGCGGCATGGCAATGCGCAAGCAGTACCCGACGGATCGCCGCGAGCCCATGATTGCCATGGCCAAAGGTGGCGGGATCCCGGCGCCCAAGAAGGACATGCTCTTCAGCAAGAAGGAGGTCAACGCAAAGAACCTTTTGTCTGATGGCAAGGCTCCTTCCCTCCCTCATGCCAAGGGTTCGGTGAACATGAAAAATGGTGGCCCCGTAAAACCCCCTCCAGCTAAGCGCCCGCCTAATGTTGCCCCTCCTCAACCCCCCGTTCCAGTGCGCATGGCTGCTGTTAGCCGCCCCCCGCCTGATCACAAGACTATGGCCGGCGGCTCTCCGCCAGGCCGCATGATGAACCAAGCTCAAATGCAGGCTGCCTCTCAAGGCGGGCGACCGCTTGGCGGCTCTCCGCC